ACCAACCATAGCGAAGCCTCCGTTTCTGATCTCTGCATTCACAATACTGTTTTAGATTCTGTTTCGATTGAAAATCTATATTCAGGATCTGTTTCCCCAACTGCCGTAAGTTCTTCAAACATTGTTGCATATTACCCGCTTGATGAGGGATCCGGAAAATATCTCCGGCAAGCTTATCCAAGCGCCATTTCCTCCAGCCTCACAGGAAATATCATCAACACCGACTGCGCAGGATGGACTTATAATACGCCTTTCTCAGGCGCCGCAGCAGACGCAAATCAGTTTTATGGCTATAGCTTTGATGGGACGAGTAATTATGTGACGTTGTCAGAAATATCTTCAAGCACAAAATGGTCGATCACAGGCTGGGCAAAAACATCTTTATCTGACACAAATGAATCTGCACGGGTTTTTGAATTTAATAATCCGGGAGGCACAAGCACTATTGCTCTGCTCCAATACGGCATCGGCGCCCCTGCAGGCTACGAGACCGAAGCCATTCTTTATTACGATGATAGCACGGGCGCCAATTACGAGCATATATCGTTTAATAATTTTTGGGAAGCGGATAAGTGGGTTCACTTTGCAATTACGACGGATGGCACAAACCTTAACTTATATAAAAATACGACTTTGGTAAGTGGTGGCGTTATGAACTATTCCCACACCGCCCAAGCACGCAACCTTAATCACATTGGGGCTGACTACTCTGAGTCCAATCTTTGGAATGGCGCAGTGGCAGAATTAGCTGTTTGGGACTTTGATTTAACAGATATGCAAGTGAAAGCACTTTATAACGATGGAAAATATACTTTCTCAAACATGGAATTGGAATATAAACAAACTTATTTGAGCGGATCAACCTTTGTAACAGGAAATGTCCCACAGTAAATTGGGATTATTAGGATTTTAAAATTCTTGTACACTATTTATAACAAAGTATTATTTTACTATACCAAGGAGTAATAAATATGTCTTCGATGTTAGAACAAGCCTTTATCGATGCAGAAGCGTTGAAAGAAGCCGCATTAAAGAATGCAGAGCAGGTAATTATTGAAAAATATGCGGAAGAAGTGAAAAACGCCGTCGATGGTCTTCTGGAACAGGATGAACTCGATCTAGGGCTCGAAGAGGGTGAAGAGGGTGAAGAAGTTGTTGAGGAAGATAAGCCTTATGACGCTTTCCCCTATAAACATCGTACCAACGAGACCACAGATAATGATATTACCATCAATTTGGAACAACTTGAGGAGCAGATTGGAAAAATCTATGGCGAGTTAAATCCCAAAGAAGAAAATTATGTTCTTGTTTCAGAAGATGTTGAGATTGATGAAGAAATTGAAATTGAACTCACCGAAGACGAAGGTGAGGAAATTGAATTGACGGAAGATGATGAACCCTTCTTTGCACAGTCAGAAGAAGAAGAAGGTAGTGAAGCCGAAGAAGAAGCAGCAGAAAAGGGTCGACAAACATCTCTTTATGGAGGAACTCCAACTTCTGAAGAATTAATCCGCAAAGCAGTTGAAGAAGCTCTTCGCGTAGATTATGAAACTGTTCCCACTGGTCATATTGGAGCCTTTACAAATCAAGAGTGGGAATATGCCGAAGAAATGAACGCAGTGAAAACCAAATATGAAGAATTAGAAGAAAAAAGCCAAAAACAAAAGAAATTGATGGAACAAGCGCTCCAAGTTATTAATATTTTGGAAAAGAACACTAAAAAATACGAAACAGCAGTTGAACAACTCAAAACGAAATTGGTTGAAACAAATTTGACCAATGCAAGATTATATTATAAGAATCAAGTCCTAGCTAGTCCCTCTCTGAATGAGCGACAAAAGGAAAACATTGTCGAAGCATTATCTCAGGCTGATTCACCTAAACAGGCTAAAACTATTTTTGAAACACTTCAAAATGCAGTGGGAGGCTCCAAAACGAAAGGAGCGCCAAAATCACTAAGTGAAGCAGTTGAAAAACGAAGCTTGTTAACTGTGTCTCCGGCAAGACGACGAGAACGAGACACAGTTGAAGAGGCTATTTCTTCCAGATGGCAGAGATTAGCCGGAATTAAGTCGTAATTACTTTTAATTTTAAGGAGATTAAAAACATGTCTGTATTAAAGACTTTGACAGAAGGCATTGTTGACAGAGATCTTCGACAAGAGGGTGAAGCCCTGCTTAATAAGTGGGAAAAAACCGGTCTACTCGAAGGCCTAGACAATGATTACACGAGACAAAGTATGTCTCGATTACTTGAAAACCAAGCGAAGCAGCTTTTGAAAGAAGCTTCTTCAATGGCGGCAGGTGACGTAGAAGGATTTTCTGCTGTTGCTTTTCCCATTGTTCGCCGTGTATTCGGCGGATTAATTGCTAACGATATTGTTAGCGTTCAGCCCATGAGCTTACCCTCTGGACTGATTTTCTTCCTAGATTTTACATATAATGTTACTCGATTCGGTAACGTAGCTGATTTCTCCATTTATGGTACGGATAAAGTTGCTAGCCAAATCACCGGTGGTGTTAATATTATTGATGATGGTACTGATGGAGGAACTCGAACTCAAGCGAGTTTTGGTGGACCCTATTTGATGGGGGGCACATATGGCGATTCTAGTGGTTCTTGTAACCTGACATGTTCAGCGGCACAGGGTATTGATTTTAGTACTACTTCTGCTACTTATACTGATGCTAATCTTAAGTTGATCGATTATGATCCAGATCTGTGTTCACGAAGTGGATCAGCATTCGGTGTTGCTGTCTATAAAATGCTGAAAACTGCACTTAATTCTGAGCAAGAAGAAATCGATTATGATAACTATGCTGCTTTCTATGTTCAGACAAGCAATAATAGCAATAGGCTTCCCGGTCTTGTTGCAACCACTGGTATTGTGGGTGGTAATCAAGCAGCCGCGAACTACGCCTTAGTTCGTCGCTTGACTGGTGATTATCCCGACGCAGAATCAACTCATATTAGGCTTGTTTTTGCTGGACCTTCTAGCTCTACTGCTGGTATTGACGTTGGTCTTGTAAATGCTAACACCACAGTTACCGGTACTCCCGTCCTTAATTGGCCGAGAAAAGACGACTGGGCAACCGGCGGAGCAATTGGTTCTGTTGTTGGTGCCGATCCATGGGGTCTTGAAGGTGCTGGTTCAACAACCGGAGACTTCAATGGTCAAAACGTGGACATCATCCCCGAAATCGACATCAAAGTTGATTCCGTGGCTGTTACCGCTCAAACCAAGAAACTGAAAGCCAAGTGGTCCCCAGAATTGGGACAAGATCTCAACGCTTATCACAACTTGGATGCTGAAGTGGAACTTACCAGTATTTTGTCTGAGCAAATTGCACTCGAAATCGACAGAGAACTTCTTGCCGATCTCGTTAATGGTGCAACGGCTGCTACTCGTTACTGGGCTCGAAGCCCGGGAATGTTCTTGAACAGAACAACTGGTGCTGAAGTTGGAGCAAACACAAAAGCTCCGGACTTCACGGGTACTGTTTCCGAATGGTATGAGACTTTGGTAGAGAGCATTAATGATGTTTCTGCTGAAATCCACAGAAAGACTCTTCGAGGCGGCGCAAACTTCATTGTTTGTGGTCCCGAAGTGGCTAACATCTTGGAATTCACCGCAGGCTTCCGTGCTAGCGTAACTGCTGATACTGCTAAAGGCACCATCGGCGCACTCAAAACTGGAACTCTTTCAAAGAAATTTGAAATTTATGTAGATCCCTACTTCCTCCGAAACGTTGTTTTGGTCGGTCGTAAAGGTTCTTCATTCCTTGAGTCCGGTTATGTGTATGCACCTTATGTGCCACTGCAAGTTACTCCCACTATCTTTGGTGTTGAAGATTTCGTGCCCCGCAAGGGTGTCATGACTCGATATGCCAAGAAAATGGTTCGACCTGACATGTATGGTCTGGTTGTTATTCGAGGACTTGATGGCGAAAGCGGAGCATAATCCAATACTTTAAATAAGTGTGGATGAGCACTCTTGGAAAACCCCGGATCTTTTTATAAGGTTCGGGGTTTTCTTTTATCTGAAACTAATTACTACAGGACTCTTTCTGCCATAGGAGAAATCATTGAATGGCTATCCCCACATTAACACCAGTAAGTCAAACTAGTAAGAACATTTTGCCCGCTACAGGAAGCACGGCAAATGTTATCTCTACTGCTGTGCCTTTTGGGGTATATTTAGGTTCATCTAATTTCCTCTCCGGCGCCGCTGCGCAAGTTGCATATACTTATAAAAAGTTGGGCGGAGATCTCCTAGAAATAGAGATGACGGAGCAGCAAGTATATACTGCTTTTGAAGAATCAGTTTTAGAATATTCCTATATTGTTAATATTCATCAGGCAAAGAACTCACTTGGAGACGCACTGGGCGGCACCACAAGCTCTTTTGATTATTTGGGAGAATATAAGTCAGGAACGCTTTCATCCAGTCTTAGCGGGGGCAACGCCGCTCTTAAATATACGCGATTTGATTACGGTTATACGCGCAGGTTTGGAGACGCCGCTGCTGCTGAGGCAACTATCGGAGGCACACAGCCTTTTTATTCTGCCTCTTTTAACCTTACAGCTAGCGTTCAGGATTATGATTTAATCTCTGCTGTTTCTGCGAGCATTGCAACAGGTTCGTTACCCTCGACCATTGATTATCAAAATAAACGGCTTCTTATTCGTCGTGTTTATTATATCTCCCCTAGGGCAATGTGGAGATTTTATGGATATTATGGTGGATTGGGGTCAACAGGTAATTTAAGTACTTATGGGCAGTTTGCCGATGATTCAACATTCCAAATTGTACCTGTGTGGCAAAATAAAGCTCAAGCTTCGGCCTATGAAGATGCTATTAGGACGAGAACGTCCAATTTTTCATATGAGATTCGAGACAATAAAATAAGAATATTTCCCATACCTCCCAATTTGTGGGGTCGTTTAAAAATGTGGTTTGAATTTACCGTTGATACGGATCCATGGGAGAAACAATCAGGTCGACCATCGGGAATTGATGGTGTCAACAACCTGAACACTCTTCCCTATGCTAATTTGCCTTATGACAATATTAACTCCATAGGGAAACAGTGGATTCGGAGGTTTGCTCTTGCTCTTTGTAAAGAGATGTTGGGGCAAGTGCGAGGTAAGTTTTCTACTATACCCATTCCCGGCGATTCTGTTACATTGAATCACGCCGAACTTCTATCTCAAGCCAAAGAGGAGCAGGAGAAGCTCCGAGAAGAATTGAAAACAATTCTTGATGAAATGACATATAAAGAGTTGGTTGCCAATGATGCCGAGATGACAGAAAATGCCCAGAAAGTATTCACTAGCGCTCCCAATTATATATTCATGGGTTAGGAGAGGTTAGATGTCTACAAATAATAAATGGTCTCAGCCGGATGCGCCGCCTCCACCAATGTTCCTCAATCAAAAAGAGAGGAATTTGGTCAAGCAGGTAAACGATGAACTTATCGAGCGCGTCATTGGGCAAACTATCCTGTACTATCCTATTGATATGCAATTGACCAATTTTCACTCTCTTTATGGCGAATCTATAGAAAAAAGCTTTCTTCCTCCCGTTCGTGTCATGGCGATGGTGAAATTTGAGGGTCATGCAACGACCAATACTAACTACGGTATTGATAGGTTACAGTCTATTAGTATTTCTTTTCATAAGAGAAGACTTACGCAAGATCAGGACTTGTATGTAAGGGTGGGCGACTTTATATTATATGCTGGTCTATATTATGAAATTGTAACGCTTGAAGAGCCTAAGTGGTTGTTTGGAAGAGGTGATAAGTCATTTGAGATAGATGCTAAGTGTATTAGGGTTAGAGAGGGCACTTTCAATGCACAGTAAAAAAATGAATAATAGTTTAGCCGGCGCAGATGTTATCTTTCTTCAGCCTTCGAATTTAGAAAATATAGATTCTGCGCTTTATGAGTGGGTTAATGAACATTTAAACATTAGCGCCACCACCCATGATGGGTTTAAAAAAGTTCCGGTCATCTGGGCAACAGCCGAGAGATCATATCAGATCAAGAACCAAAAAGAACTTCATGATTCTGATGGTGCGTTGGTGTATCCCCTTGTTACTGTAGGACGCACAGGATTTACAAAGGATAGAACTAAAAAAGGGGCTATTTATGCGCCTTTACCCGCTGTCAAGGACTATCGCGGTGGCGTGATTAAGATCACCAAACAGATTAACCAAGATAAAACGGCTAATTTTATGAATGCTTTAGCTTTTAAGGAAAGATCAGTCAGACAGATCAATTTCCCGTTGCCCAAGAAGCCTCAAAAAACTGTTTATAATACCGTTACCATTCCTATTCCGGTTTATATCGAGGTATCTTATGAGATTCAGCTTAAATCATATTATCAACAACAAATGAATGAAATGATCTCTCCTTTTGTCACAAACACAGGGGGAATCAATTATTTTCCAATGAGTCGTAACGGTCATTTTTATGAAGCTTTTATTCAGGCTGATTACGGGGTTGAAAACAACATTTTTTCCATGGGCGAGGAAGAAAGAACTTTTCAAACTAAAGTGGAAATTAAGGTATTGGGATACCTCATTGGCGACGGTTCCAACGAATCGCAGCCATTTAATGTTGTGCGGGAGAATCCTGTTGAGTTAAGAATTACTCGCGAGAAGCCCATGCTGGGTGAAAAACCAGAGAGTACAGATGTTACAAAGAAGTATAGAGAATTGGGCGAAAACCCTGAAACTTTAAAATGATTAATTCTTATTAATGTTCCTTTTCGGTGTTTTCTCTCTATTTATTATAAGAAAAGATTTAATTAAGATATAGGAGATAAATGTATGTCTGCTAAAAATTTTAGGTTCAGATCCCCCGGGATAAGAATCGAAGAAATTGATGAAAGTATTTTTACCCTTCCCCCCCTTTCTGAGGTGGGACCGGTAATTGTAGGACGCTCTGCTCATGGGCCGAGTTTGAAACCAGTAAAAGTAGCCTCTGTTGATGAGTTTACAAATATATTTGGCGTTCCTTCCCCCGGAGGCTTTGCATCTACTGATTTGTGGCGCGGTGTAAATACAAGTGCTCCGGATTATGGCTCTTATGCCGCATTGGCTTATTTGCGAAACTCTGCTCCTGTGACTTATATTCGATTGGCAGGAACTGAACACCCTAATAAAACTGCAACCACGACAACTGAGTATGGAGGAGCCGCAGGCTGGCAGACGACATGTCTTACTCCCAATAGCACGCTCCTTGGCTCCAACGGCGGCGCTTATGGGTTATTTTTGTTCCCTTCGTCATCCGGTGGCAATATGGGAACAGGATCTCTCGCAGCCGTCTTTTATATGAATTCTGGTTCTGCGGTTCTTACTCATAACGGAGAAACCCCGGGAACCTATGTTTCTAAACAATTGTGCCGATTTACAGGATCGTTGGTTAACGCCGATATTAAACTGAGAATAAGCTCTTCTGTCATGCCAACTGGGTATGGCTATACGACTTCGTCTGTTGGGGGATATCGAGATGTCTCTGTTAAGATGGATCCCGGCGCCGGAAACTTCATTCGAAAAGCTTTTAATACAAGCGCAATTTTGACCAATACAGCGGACAATGGCGTTGATAATCCTGAATACATGTGGCTCGGTGAAACTTTCGAAGATTATATTCTTAAAAAGGATACAGATTTCGGCACTGTTACCAACACTATGGCATTTATTACTCCGATGACCAATATTGCCGGCGCCATCAAAAAGGCAAATTATCGTTTCCCCTTCCAAGCGG